AAAGCCTCTTTTGTTGCACAGGATGCCATCATAAGTTAAACGGAGGCTTGCAGATGCGAAGGGAAGTTTTGGAGTTGGATGAACGTTTCGGAAAAGATTTTGAAGGACGATATGTTTTCCAGGAGATTAGTTGGGCGAAAAGGTCTAGGATTATTCAGAAATATACGAAATATCACCAGATGTCTGGGCAGGTTGTTAGCAGCGATTTTATCGCTATTCAGGCTGAAACAATATGGGCGAGCCTTAAGGAACAGCCTGAGCATAAGCCTGTTTGCTTGGAGAGGCTGCTTGGCGAAGAGGATGGCGTACCAATAGAGCTGGGCGAATTATTCAGCGGAATCGTTAACAGGCTTAACGGTGTCAGCATAAGCGAAACAGCTTTTTTATCAGAGCCATCCGAAGACAAAAGCCAACCCCAGCCCTCACAGAATTCCGCCTCTGCAAAGAATTCGGTTGGACACCAAACCAGCTTGCAAAACAGCCAGCCAAAACCATCCAACAATTCATCATGATTCTGAATGAAATGGACAAGCAAGCGGAGGAAGAACGGCAAAAGGTTGAGAGGGAAACAAGATGGCGGTCGCGGTGACATGTGAAGTGGAAGGCGTTGAAGAGTTTAAGGCTGCTATGGAAAGACTTGATTCTGGAATGCAGAGGCACGTGCACAAGCACTTGGCAAGCTGGGCTGAAGAAGTTAAAACCTTAGCCAAACAGCTTGTTCCAGTCAGAACGGGTCATCTACGAAGTTCAATTTATGCAAAAATCAGTGAATGGGTTGCTGAAATAGGAGCTGAAGCAACTTACGCCTTGTCTATTGAGCTTGGCACTAGTCGCATGCGTGCTCAACCCTATCTTTACCCCTCAATTCAGGAGCATCTGCCACGGCTTGAACAGATAATTTGCGAAGCCATTGAAGCGGCTAAGGCTGAGGCTGGTTTGACATGAGTTTCCGTGAAATTGCCGTAACTATAAGGGCGGTTAATCGGGCTAGTCACGAGTTTGCGAGGGTTCAGACTGATGCTGAAGCCTTAACAGTGCGGATTAAAAGTTTAGGTGCAGCCATTGCTGGTTTTGGGGCAACTGGCACCGCTATTGGATATATAGCGCATCAATTTGGCTTGTTGAACGATGAGCAGGCTCGGGTTTTCAGCTCAGCCATGATGGTTATCAGTGTTATGGGCATGTTTATGCGGACAAGTTGGGGCGTAGCCGTAGCACAGAAAGTTTATGCTGCTGCTTGCTGGGTCGCAACTGCTGCCCAAAACGCTTTGAACATTAGCTATGCAACTTTTCTGGCTTTAACTGGCGTCGGCATTGCCGTGATTATCGCGGCTGCGGCTGCCATGTGGAGTTTCGCAAACAGCATGAACTCTGCAACTGCATCAGTTCAAAGCTTCAATGAGGCTGCAGCGGAAATGCCCACTAATGCTCGTAGTATTCACCGCGCAGGCGAATCGGATTTCTATCGCCAAGGAGTTGAGGGCACACCTTGAGTGTTGACATTCCAAACCTTGCCGTGGTCCTGGGCGCTGTAACACCACCTCAAAGTGACATTATCGAAGCTAGGGTTTACTTAGGCGCCACGAAAGAGGTCAGTAGTTGGGAATTGCTTCTGCAGAATTGGGACAAAAAATACAGCCCAGGCGGGACTTATCCAATTAGCATTGGCACTGATGGCTACATCAATATTGGCCGTGGAACGAATTGTCCGCAGATTATTACTACGAGGACTGAAAGCGTCAAGTATGAATCGACTCCACACGAGAATTATCTTCGAGTGAGCGGTAGATGTTGGGGTGAGAAGCTTTTCCGCCGTGTTGTTACGAAGACGTATGAAAATCAGAAGGGCGAAGACATTGTTAAGGATTTACTTGACAGTTATGCGGGTATAAGCCATGTTAGAGATTCAACAGAGCTTGTTGAAGCCACAGATACTACTTACACAAGACTGGAATACGAAAACACTCCTGTCTGGGACATTCTCAAATATATTGCCTCGAGCGCCGATAAGGCTGGCGTGATAGGTTTTGATTTCCGCGTTGCCCCAGACGGCAAATTCGAGTTTTTCCCGAGGAACAGCAAGACTTCACCTGTAAGTCTCAGCGAGAAAATCGAAGTTAGCGAATACCGCAAAGACATTCACTGCGTAAGAAACAAAATCACGGTTTACGGGGTTGCTGATAAAAGTGTTCCTTCAGATAAGGATGCTTGGACTGAAAGCTTAACGCCAGATGATGGTGATTGGTATGCAGTTTCAGGTGAAATAAGCCTCGACACTGGGACAAAGGTAAAAGGTTCTGGAAGCATTAAAACATACGCTGACAATCTTTACTATGCATCTTGCAGACTTGTATTAGATAGTGGCAAACTGGTTAATGCAAACCTCTATCCTATCCTAAAATTTTGGATTAGATGTGAAAGTACTTTTAACGGTAACGTAAACGTAATTCTCTATGACATTGGAGACAAGAGCGCCTCTCACATGTTTAACATAGGCGCAGGAGAATGGTTTCAAAGAGACTTCAAAGTTGGAGCCGAAAACGCTGATATTTGGGATGTTGAAAGCGGTTTCGATTGGACTAAGATAAGGATAATTCGTTTTGACTGCTGGTTTTCGGGTTCTGGCACGGGCAGCTTTTGGGTTGACGCGTTATTTTTTGGTGGGCGTCGCTATAGTGCAACAGAAGAGGATAGTACAAGCCAGACAAACTATGGTTTGAGGGAGCTTGTTGAAGTCGATGAGGAGCTCTACAGCGACAACGAATGCATGTTAAGGGCTAAGGCTTTACTCTCCAATTTAAAAGACCCTGCAGAATATCTCACCGTAAAAAGCACAGTCATAGACTATGGCACTACTCCTTTTTTGCCTGGCGACAAGATTCATGTGACTTTGCCAAACGAAAATGCTGATGCAGATTTTCGCATTCTCAGCGTCGAATATTATGTTAATGCGAAGACTCAGACGCTTGAAATAGCTTTGGAGCTTGGACGTGAACAGCCTTTTTTGGCTGATTATCTGTATGCTTTGCGCAGTAAGACAAACCATTTGAGTAGACATAAAATTGGGAGGATGATTTGATGACTGTTGCTTATGGAAGATACGAGGAATCATTCAAAGCCATTCACAGCGCCTTGTTTGGTATTATGGCTTCGCCTAGTGGCAAAAGAATAACGAAGCTGGCTTTCACATGGAACCCAAACGGAACGCTTGCCACATTGAAAACCTATGATGGAGAACAGCTGCTTTTTACGTTAACATTCTCATGGAACGACGATGGCACTTTGAAGGAGGTAATTCGAGCTGATGCTTGACAAGGCTTTGGTGATACGTGACGACAAAAACAAATTCAAGGATTTAGGCGACGTTTTAGCTGTGGCTCGTGCTGAAGGAAAAAAGCTTTTCAAAACTCATGAGAATGTTTCTGTTGTCCGAATGTTTTTTGATGTTGAGGTTGGCTGGATAGCGGTTGTTCGCTTTCCGTTAGCGGATGCTGGTTGTTCAAAAGCGCTGGTTGTAAGCAAGGGAAGAAAATGAAATAGAATGGAAATAAAAGAAAAGGTTGGTTTCAAAACTGAATGGCGCATAGACAAATTCAAAGACCCTTCTGATTCGATTGCTAAAGCCCTAGAAAACGGAATGCGCGTTGAAGAAGCAATTGTCGGGGCATGTGAAAATTTTGTTGGTTCTGAAGTCTTTGGGGGAAATGTTGGGCTGAACGAGGGATTGCAGGAGCTCATTGACATTATTTGTGGTTTAGACACGCCGACGAAATGGGATAATGGTAATGCACGTCTTGGAGTAGGCGATGGAACGGGAGCTGCAGACGCTGCGCAGACTGGGCTTTTGGGAACGAATAAGACGTTTAAAGCGATGGACAGCGGTTATCCGCAGCGTTCGGACCAGACGGCGGAGTGGCGGGCGACTTTTGGTTCTGGTGAGGGCAATCATGCGTGGGAAGAGTTCACTGTCGTGAACGCGGCAGACGATACGGGTAAAAACTTGAACCGCAAAGTTGAGTCTAAAGGCACAAAAGCAAGCGGAGAAACTTGGACGTTAAGCCTTAAAATATCGTTCAGCTAAACTTCTCCATTTCTTTTTTCTGGAGGTTTCAACAGATGCCGCTTGAAGACTTTACGAGTTACACGGAGTTCGATCCTCAAAATCATCTTTCGCAAGCCAGCAGTAGAAGCACGTTTGATGGTGTTAAAAAGGAGGAGTCTTGTTATTTATACAAGGATAAAGGTGAGGGGCATTTTGACCTTAGCCAAGATTTTGAGCATTTATTTGATTTTTGCATCACGTCAGCTGAAACTTCGGGCAGTTGGATTGCGCTGTGGGCGTTGTGGAATGGTTTAGGCGATCAAGATGATGTTTCTGGCTCAAGTGATGGACTGTTGATTATTTTTTATCATAGCACTTCAACAGTTCGCAGATTACATGCTCGAATTTGGAAAGATGGAAGTTACGTTCAAGAGTATATGAACTATGCTATTTCTTTTGGCACAACTTATTATGCGAAGGTTAATTGGGTTGCAAGCACAAGCACGTTAGAATTTAGAGTTTACACAGACCCAGATAGAACGAATTTAGTGGTGTCATTGTCTATTAGCAAAAGTGGTGTGGACAATCTTCGCTACATCATGTGTCCGCAAAGCGCTACCGCTAGTGCTGGCGGCGCAATTGTGGGTTATGTTGAAAATCTTGATTTGCAAGAAGGCGGAGCGGTTGTTAAAGATGTTGCGGATTCCTTTAGCCTTAGCGATGCGGTTTTGCGTGGTAAAACGTTGGCAATTTCTGATTCTGTTGGACTCGCTGAAGTTTCTTTGAAACATGGGGCGCTGCAGGTTTTTGATTTGTTGGGTTTAAGCGACGCTATCTTGAGGGGCAGGCAGTTTTCGGTTTTTGATTTCTTAAGCATTAGCGAATTGGTTTCGGTTTTGGCGGAGTTGGTTAAGCATGTGACTGACAGCGTAGGCGTTTCTGATGTTGTGGGTTTGGATAAGGTTTTGTTGCTTGGGGATCAGATTCGATTGGCTGAGAATGTTTTTGTCAACAAAGTTCTGGTTGTTTCGGATGGTGTGTTTTTGGTTGAGGTTGTGGAGAAAAGCGTTCATGGAGTTGTTAAGACGAGGGTGTTTTTGGTTTTGGGCGATTTGGCTGTTCAGCTTACAGGGTGATTAGGGTGGATAAGCGTGTTAGGCGTGTGGTTGTTGAGGTTCGGGAGGATTTGCATAGGGAACTGCGGAAATATGCGTTGTTGAATGATTTGCGAATTTACGAGTTGACAAATGCGATTATTGAGGAAGCGTTGAAGGATGAGGAGCATGTTAAAGCGTTGATTAAAAGGTTAAGACTTTAATTCTGTGTTATGCTAATGTGTTGTCTGTGGCTGTGTGCTGTTTATGCGTAAAGGCGAGAAGGATTGGGAGCGGTTGGGACGGCTTAAGCCAGAGGAGAAGGTGAACTTGGCGATTGGGATGTCGGATGCTGTTGTTCGCATATGTGCGGAGGGCATTAAGGCGGAGAATCCAGGCATAAGCGATAAAGAGCTTATAGAGAAGCTGAGGGAGCGATTTGAGTGGAGTAAACGTTATCAAAAGAGCAAGCGATATAGGCAGTTATACAAGTTCTCGCAAGAAAGTAAAGAAGTGTAGGATTAAATGGAAAATGGTTATTTTTTCTGTTTTTTGGATCCGTTGTTTAGTTCTCGGAAAACTTGATCGTGTTTCCTAAGGACTTTGTTGAATACTTTCATTGGGTCTTTTTGTTTTGCCATGTTTTAGCCACGCTTCGATTTCGTCAATGTTATAGTATAAGATGTCGATTTAG